CGCGAATCTAAAATGCCAAATCTAATAGACCCAAAAGCAATTTAGGAATTGGTCTAGCCTAAAAACCAGGACCCAAAAGCTCCTTTAGGAATTGGTCCGACCTAAGACAATGTTAATCAACATTCTCTTAAAGGAAATTCATGGCAATTACAACTACTTCAAGTTTGCCTGCGCCGGTTCAACAAAGTTTCAGTTATAAATTATTATCCGTGCCAGTCCCAAACATGATTCATAAAATACCGGCAATGCTAAAGAATATGCCCCGTAATGGCGGTACTACTTTACGCATGAGAAGGTATAACCCATTAAACACGGCTATGGTACCACTGGGCAATAGCGGGGTAACTCCTCCTGCTCAGAACCTGACCGCGGTGGATATAGACGCTAAGATTAGCTTTTATGGCACATATGTAATTTTGAACGAGCAGGTAACTCTTCAAAATCAGGACCCTGTATTAAACGAATGTGCAGCACGTTTAGGCGTGTCACTTCGTCAAACAGAAGATCAGCTTACTCGTGATATGCTTGCATCAACTGCAGCATTCATTAACTGTACTGCTGGTGTGAATGGTGATAACCCAACTGAACTTACTCGTTCAGATGTTGATGATGTTGTTCGTGCCCTTTTAGGGAATAACGCGTACACCATTCTTGATAACATCGAAGGCGATGATAAATTCGGTACGGCTCCAGTTCGTGATGCATATTTTGCGTTATGTCATACTGACTTAACTAAAGATATGGATAACGTTTCAGGATTCATCCAAAAGAACCAATATCCATCACCTATGAATGCTCTGCGTTCTGAGTGGGGTGCAATTGGAAACCTACGTTTCTTAATTTCATCTATTGGTTCTACGAGTGCAAATGCATCATCTCTTGGCGCAACTGTATACAACATTTTCTGTGTGGGAATGGAAGCATACGCTTGTATCGAGCAAGATGGTTATTCAGCTCAGTTCATATATCGTCCGCCTATTTATGATGGACCCCTTGCGTTGAACGCATCAGTCGGTTATAAATTTGCAGAAGTACCTCGGATTCTCAATGACCTATGGGTCTTGAATCTTCGTTGCACATTAGCTTAAGGAGATACTATGGACAATACTACAATAATTGGACAAGGTAGCTTTGTAGCTTCTTCAACTAACTTAACTAACCCTAATGCTGGTAACGCCTCTGTTGGTCAAGCTAATCCTGCTTACATTCAAATCCCGTCTAACGCGGATTGGATGGTAGTAAGGAACTTTACTCAGTTTGGAACTGTTGGTAATAGTGGTGGTTACTTTAATGGTACTGCAAACGCTGATACTGGTGTTGAATATTTCTGGCAACGTGGCATGGCAGCTGGCACAGGTATTGTAAAATACTATGCTAATACTACAGCTACTGTTACTGGCGACACGCTTCTTACTGGTGGCTTTACGCTTTATGATCCATCTGGTCAGTCACTTGGTGCACAACCTAACCTTGGTGCTCCTGTAGCTACTACTGCTTCTACTAATGCAACGCGTCCAGTAGTAAGTACTGGTAATACTGCAGGCGTTTCAGTTGGTACTGTGGTTCGCTTAAGCAATACAGCACAAACAGACGTTAACGGTGTTGATTTCGTGGTAGGTGCAGTGACTGCAAATACTTCATTCGAACTCTTAACGGCTACTAATGCTCTTGCTACAGCTCCTGGTGCTATTGGTGGTGCTGGTTTCTATCGCATCGTGTATAACGGCAATAATGCATTGTTCTATCCACGTCGTCGCTATGTAGTTAACATTACTCAAGCAGCTAATGCTCAAGTAAGTACTTCAGTAGCTCATGGATTGACTCCTGGTCAAGAAGTTCGCTTCAAGATCCCAACTCAATCTGGTATGACGCAGTTGAATCCTCAACTCGATAATAACTATTTCCCATCAGCTTCTTCTGTTGCGGCTATAGTTCTAACGGTTGTTGATGATTACAACTTCACTCTTAATATCAATACTACTGGTTATACTGCATTTACATGGCCAACCATTATTCAAGAACCTTGCGATTTCCCAACCGTAACTCCGTTCGGTGAAGATACAGCGACAGCACTTGCAAGCAATACTGCTCAAGTTCCTACTATTGGTGGAGTGCAAATCTTCAATACCAATACAGGCATTCTTGCAGACTCAACAGTAAACACTGGTTACCTAGGCATGATCCTTGGTGCTGGTGGCCTTGGTAAGATTACCGCGACAACTCCAATCTATGGACCTGCTGGTTCTATAGCATGGACAATGGGTAACGTTCCAACTGGCGATACTATGTATTGGGTTGCTGGTAAATCGAC